GGTATCTACCATTGATAATACTTCTGGATCACTACCAGTATCAGCAATGTAAATATTATGATTATTTGAATGTAAATTGATAGAATCAACACATTTTTTCAAAATATCATAATTATTTTTACTGGGGATAATTATGGCTGTGTTTTCATTAACCATATTAATATGCTCTATATGGCTAATTTCTGGGATAAATTCAATAGGTAACAGATCATCATATTTTTCTAAAAAAATACTCCTAGCATTATGAAAATCCTCTTTAATTTGACCAATGGAAAAATGAGTAAATTGGGGCATGTGAATAACTCCTATCTTAACACCCTTCAAGTAATTATCTATACAAAAAGAAACATCATAAAAATGAAACCCCTGCATTTCTTCATTAAAATTACTTTTTATTTTTGTTTTATTTATTGCGATAAATACACCATCTATTAATAGAACATCATTAATATATTCATTCTTAGGAGTATAAGAACTAAGTGTTTTATTGCCCTCATGAACATGATAAACATTACCTGTCATAAACTGTCTTTCGCTCCACCACACTCCTGTTTTAGTAAGAGATGTTGTTCCAGCTACGCCTAAAATACCATAATCCGATTCATTAAATTTTTCTAATAGTATTTCATCAAATTTTGCAGGCAATAAAACATCGTCGTGTACTAATAAAACAACATTGTGTTTTGCTCTAATTAAAAAATCATTGTAGATTTCTGTTAAACTTTTTTCACCATTATTAATATATTGAACAATTTCATTATCATGTAATTGTTTAGATTTTAAATGGTTAATAAAACTTTCATTATTTGTTCTTGTGGAGAATGCTATACTAATCATTAATATATTGAATTATTTCACTTAATTTATCAACTGATATGTCAGCTTCAAGGTCACTATTATATTCGGTGTTAATCTTAATAACTACATTTTCATCATTATTTTTTTTAAAATTTTCTATAATATATGGATTTGCAGTAATTACAGTGTCAAATAATTCATGAATTAAAGAATAATTTGTGAGGAATTTAAGATTATTAGTAACAATTTGATTTTGTGCCAAAAAGAAAAAGGTGGGTGGGATAGTTTTCAGCGTTTCTTGAGATACTAATGTAACTTGATGACCTTTTTCTACTAAACTTTTATATAATTTAGAAAAATCTGTATTGACATCAATATATGTTAAAGCTGATCCACTGTAAATCTTAAACCCATAATCAGAATATAGAAAATCTTCAAAATCTTCTTTGGAATAAAAAACATATTTTTCAGTAAATCTAAAAGGATCAAATTCTGGGGTGGCTATATATTTTTCTGTTTTGGTTTCCACCAAAATTAATTCTTCATTATCGCCAATATAATGTTGTTGATCAAAATTTTTTTCAGCAAGACTATCCATATAGTCTCTATAATTTTGATAAGAATCATTAACAGATGATGTATATTTTCTTAAAACATCATTAATTGTTATTGCTATTTTAGACATATTATTTATTTATGACTAAAATATAATATTTTTTTTTTATTTTATAAACATTTTCATGAGCGACTTATAAAAAAAGAAGTATTTGGGACTAGGTTTAGTTCCACCAAACCATGCATTTATCTCTCGCAAATATTTTCTATTATTGACAAAGTTTTTATCAATTTTATATGTTTCATCAATTCCTTGATCTTTACAAGTAAAATTAAAATAAAACCCATTTTCAAAAAATGTTACTGCATAAGAAAATTCTTGATTTGCATCAATTCTCCATATGGGGGTAGATTTATAATTGGGTTTTTTATTATCTTCGTGATAGTAAAGAGTTAATTGAAACTTATCTACATCATCATTATAGTTCCACCCCAACATCACTGAATTTTTATGAGCATCTAATATTGTAAGTGCGACACCCCCATATTTCATCCAATCTGTTTCATTAATATCATTAGGGTCTTTAAAATCATATTTACATTTTTCAGTAAATTTCCCAGTAAAGCTATAAGTTCTATTTGGAATATTCTTTTTTATGTTAATTCTTAATGGTAGTGAAAAATGAATACCTTTAAAATGTCTTATTTTTTTCATAAAAATCTATTTTTACCCTTTTATTAATTTATTTAATTTAGAAAGAGTTTTAAATACTCTTTCTTCTAGATTATCATCTGTTATATCTATATCTTCATCTGTATTAGGTTCTGAGGTGTCATCAAGTTCACTTACGTCATCTCCTAACCCATCTAGTTCACTTGTGTCTCCTAATCCACCTCCTAATCCAGAGCTGCCACCCCCACCCCCTCCTAAGCTTCCTAAGGAGTCTTCTTCCGAAGAATTATTGCCATCTGTTATACCATCAGATACAGAACCATATATGGCATCAACATCATCAAATATACCAGAAACTGGTATGATGTCTTGTGTACGATCTAATTCCTGTTTTACAGCAGTTTCAATTCTCACTTTCTTTATGTCTTCAATAATTTCTTTTTCAGACATACCTAATATTTCCTTTTTAGCTTTAGTAACACTATAAGCGGCTATACCCGAACTGTTATCTATTGCAGCATTATATAAATCCATTTTTTGAGAAAGTAATTCAGTATGCAAAATATCAGATTGCATGGAGGGATTAGTCATAGACAACATAAAATTACCCACTTGATCTTTCATGCCCACTAAAACTAAATGTATAGCAGCCATCTTATTTAGCTCTTGAACAATAGCTTGTTGGATTCTAACTATGGTTTTAGCAAATCTTATATCTTGCATGGCCAATGACTTACCTTCACCTGCTGTTTCACTGTATGAAAGATATGTCAAAGGAATGCCCAACGCGGCCATAAGTTTTTTCATGAAATAATCTACCACGTTTGTATTTATAGTTGTTTGTCCCTCTAATTTTTCTATTGATGAACCACCTCCATTTCCACGATTGGGAATAAAATAATCTTGATCAATACCCATAATATTATATTGGTGATCAACATTTCCATTGACATCTACTTTTATTTTTCTTTTATACCTTGAAGCTAATTCTTCCATGTATGCATCAACATCAGCTTGATCAATATTTCCTACGTCAACGTTATGGATTAAACGGTCAACGCCTCTTTGTAGATGGGCTGAAAGCATTGCATCCTCTGCTAAAACTAAATTTCGCCAAACTCTTCTACATTTTTCTAAAATAGATGAACCGTATGGTAAACGTTGTTGATCTAACAATAGTCTAAAATGACAAATAGAAAATTGATTGTATGTTTGTCCAGTAGCACGAGAATGGAAAACAGTGCTGTCAGGTGATAGACTATGCACCCTATTAATAATAATATCATTACTATTAGCGTCTATGCGTTCTATTTCACTGGTGGGTAAAATTCGACAGCCCACTATACCATTTACATCCTCTAAATCTAAATTAACTATACAATCTCCCTTTTTTACCAATTCGTGTGTCCATGAGGGAATATTAACATGTACGTTTAAGACATCTTTGAAAAGATATTCTAATTCCTTTTGTACTTTTTCATCTTCTGAGAAAATAGTAAGAATTTCACCTTTATTATTTGGAACTAATGCCTCTTCAGTATAAATTTCTAATGCGCGACCTATAATCTCATGTTGTGACATTAAATTATAGTCTATGTAAGAGGGTATTCTTAAAGACTCGCTTAATTGAGCCTGTTGTATAAGTTGCCTACCACCCTTTTTCCATAACTTCTTTAAATAATCGGTTTGTTGGGCTTGTTTTTTAGCAATGTCATATTCTTCTTTAGATGTAGTAGATAACAATACTTCTTTTTCCCCAGCCTTTAAATCAACAACGTTATTACCCTCTGATGGATGATTTTTTTTCCAGAGATTATTTAATTCCTGATATACCGTCTTTTTTTCATCCATTGTAAAAATACTCTTAACTTAAAATGACATTTTTCATTTCTTGTAGTTTAACCACATTGTCAACAAATGTGACTTCATTAAATAATGTCTTGTTTACATCCTCTTTTGCTTCTAAAAGAGCATATCTTATTTCTTTATCGTCTGAAAGTAAGGCTTCATTAATTGTATTAACTAATTCTTCTTTTAAATCATTAAAAAATACTTCTTTACTTTCTGCTAATGCTAACCTTTGAATCAACCCTTTATGTTCTTCATTTTCCAATGATTCTAAAATATTAAAAATTTTGCTTTCAGCAGTACTATTTAAATTATTTAACCGTATATTTTCTTTTAAGAAATTACGATTACTTTCATATTTTGCATAATTAGTTGCCGTCTTATTGTTTTCTACCAGATATTCAATAGATTTATCTAGTTGTGATAGATCACCACCACCACTATTCACATTTTCAAATAAAGATTTACCCTTTTTTATTATATTGATATTAAAATCTATGAAATCATCAATGTCGCCACTAGTTATACCGTGCTGTAAATTATCAATGGCAAAAAATGTTTCCGATATATCTTTATTTTCTTTGAAAAAACCAGAAAGGATTTTAACATTTTCTACTTCTTCTTTTATAGAATTGTGAATATTATTCTTTACTTGTAAAAACATTTATTTTTTCTTTATAAATAGTTATTTTTTAGATAAGTTATTCTTGAAAGATAGATTAGGATATATTGTTTCCATATCTTCAAATATTTTTATAATATCTTCATCTAAAAAAAGATTTTCAATATTATATATTTCTATCTTTAAATATGACTTTTTACTTTCTTTTAATGCATCTAATGAAAATTTTATAAAAGAAGTGGGGGAAAACTCAATAAATCTATTATAGATATTATTTTTTAAAGTACCTTCAAAATTACATAAGGGAGGTTCGTCTTCATTTTCTTCTTTTAAAAAAACCCAACCTGTAATTTCAACATGCGTACTTTTATTAGAAATATTTATCATTTTTATTTTAAATATACTTTTTTTTTACCTAATCATAAATCTGTAAGCAACTTCACCGTAAACCTGTTTTGCTTGTTCAATCATTCTTTCTTGTTCAGTCATGGTATTTTTTCCCTTGTAAGAAAGATATTTGCTTACCATCTGTTTTGTATATCCCTTTGCCTTTTCTAATTTACCCTGTACTTTTTCCAATATCCACAGTGGCATAACTAAAGACATGATTAAATCATCATTAAAACCACTTTGATGATCAGCTCTGCCATTTTTCCATATAAACGTTTTCCATTCATTTATTTGACGAACGGAATGACATTTTAATTCTCTGCTTTCTATCAACGAAACAAACCAAGAAATTGCAGCAGGTCTATCATTTTGTATTTTATATCCTATTCTTTCACTTTCTATTAAATCATTCCCCTTTTCCTTAACGTCTTTGTAAAAGAACTTAAAATCCAACTGTTCTAATAAGTGAACTAACAAATCGGAGTATCCACCAGTTACATCAATAACTGTAATTGCGCTATAAAGTGTACAATAATGATTAATGATTTTAGCAAAAACTTCATCGCTTGGTTGACCCTGATATTCTAATACTACATCGTAAGTTTCACCATCTATAATTGAAAGCGTTTTATAATCTTTATCTTCACTTGTAGAACTATCTACCCCAGCAATATATTTTTTATCATCAATCGGGTGTTGCCATATCCAAACATTTTTGTCAAACCCTTCTTTTAAAATCGGTTCTTGTATCATATTTTTTTCGTGCCACATAATATGATTGTTATCTATTACGTTACCACCTGATCCTTGGAACTGTACCTCTAATTCTTGTGCAATAGCTCTTTTATCATTATTTAAATCACGG